AGGAGGACCTGACGGAGGTTCGTCTGTTGGGTACAACGACAGAAGTTTAACAACGATTCAAGGGGTAAATGGAGTTGCTGGATTGACTCTTGACAATAATATTGTGACATTGACTAAGCCTGGTAGATATCATTTAAAAGCGCAAAGTGATGCGTATATGTCGGGATATATTTTCACAAGCATTAAATTTTTAAGTGGAGATTATGCAGATCAAAACTTCGATGGACCAACTCGTTGGTCACGGACCACAGAGGGTGGTATGGTTGTAACTGAAAATAGTGTTGTGGTTGATATTACACAAACAACAACATTTAAAATTCAGACAAACGTTACAGTTGCCAAAACTGATTCCGGATTAAACCACGGAGGAGCAACTTTATTCGTTCAAGGGTAGTCCGTGGGTACTAATGGTGTGCAGTTTGTTAATTTTATTTAATTTATAATTTATAATTAATTATTCTGTGTATATATCTTGCATATGGATTGGTCTATAATACTATCATCGTGTATAGTTGCAATAACTACAATATTTAGCATATTCTTAAAGGAGTTCATACAAGCAAAGGCTTTAAAGTCTAAGACTTGTGTCGTGAATTATACAAAGAAAAATGAAAATGTAGAGAAAGCAATTAATTATTTATCGAAAGCCTTGAAGTCTGACAGGGTTTATATTTATGAGTTTCATAATGGGGATCACTTCTATAGTGGAACTCATCAGCAGAAATTCAGCTGCACTTATGAATCTCTAGGAGCTGGGGTAAGTTCTGAAGCTTTAGCTCTGCAGGACTTAAGGGTTAGTACCTTTAATTACTTCATCAAGTCTGTTGTTAATGAAAATAAGTTCTTCATTCCGGACTCTGGGGAAGTTAGTAATCCATTAATAAAAAGCTGGCTAGACACGAGAGGAATCGCATCTACTTTTTCTTTTCCTATTAAAAGTTTAAATAAAAATATAATAGGTATAATAAGTATAGACTTTACTAAGCAGAAGGATGAGTTAACTTGCGAGGAAATTCAGCTTGTTATAGATCAATCTAAGATAATTTGCGGTTATTTAATTTAAAATAGAATTTAATTGATTAATTATTTATTATTAATTAATTATGTTATCTACCTATTGTCAGGAATGCGGAAGTAAGAACGAATATATATCAAAGAAGCCTAAATACTGTTCTGAGTGTGGGGAGCCTCTGGGTGTACAGGATCAGAAAAAAGATGAAGCCCCGCCTGTTAAGGCTATGTCCAGATCTCAAGATTCGTCTAGCTTAGACCTGGATGAGGAAGGTTTGGATATTTACGAGGTTCCCAGTTTAGATAAACTCGATTATGAAATAGAAATCGCTGGTAGTTCAAATTCCTTCAGCTTAGGTCAATTAATGGGAAGTTCTGAAGCTCGACATCAAGAAGTAAAGCCTAAGAGGGGTAGACCTAAAAAGAAATGACTGAGTCTATTGAACTTATTGGGCCTGTTGAGCCTATTAAGTATGAAGATAAGATCGATGTAATTAATCAGGAAATAAGAAAAAGAAAAAATAAATGGTTTCTCGACTCGATGCCGTGGATATCGTTCGAGGATGTTGAGCAAATAATTAGAATTCACATATACCAAAAATGGGGAAAATGGGATCAATCCAGAGAGCTCAAGCCTTGGATTAATAAAATTATTAGTAATCAATTTAAGAATATATTAAGAAATTTTTATTTAAACTTCGCTAAGCCCTGTTCTAGTTGCCCATTTGATAGCTCGTCAGAAGGGGAAATGTTATGTACATTCACCAAGAGCGGACAACAAGATAAGAGTTGCCCTTTGTATGCTAAATGGGTAAAAAGTAAAAAAAGTGCTCACGATGTTAAGATCCCGTTGAGGTTGGATGCTCAGGAGTACGAATCTGGTATCTTTGTGGGGGATTCGTTTAATATAGATCTTGCTGCAGAAAAAATTAGAGTATTACTTAAAGAGCAGCTTTCGGAGCGCCAATACGATATATACATAATGCTATTCATCGAGAACAAGCCGGAAGATGAAGTTGCTAAATACCTTGGATACAAGAGTAATGAGAGTGGAAGATCTGCTGGCTATAAACAGCTCAAGAACATAAGGAAGTCATTAAAGGAAAAAGTTATAAGGATTATGAAAAATAATGATATAATAATATGAGTTTAACCAACGAGCAAAAGGCTTTTATTGATGAAAATTTTCATAAAATTCCTGATTTAATAGAATTAACTAGAGCTACCTTTAAGGATGGAACTATCGATGGTAGATCAAAGCAGGGTAGGTCTGTGAGGGAGTATTTAGCCTCGAAGGATATTAAATATCAAACAACCAAACATAAGGAGGTTAAGCCTATACTGCTAAGCTCCGAGCAGAAAGATTTTATAACACAATATGCTGCTGATGGTATGTCTAGTTTTCAGATAGCTCAAGTATTATTTCCTGACAAAGAGGTCAAGAGGTTAAGTCAAGAGCAGAGAGTGGTTAAGCAGTATTTAGACGCCGTTAAAAAACAACAAAAAGAAGAAAGGCGAGCCAATAGAAACAAGTACGACCCTCCCGAGTCAACCCAGGAATGCATAGACTTGGTTAATCAATATACTAATAGTGACTACATTGAGTCAGACTTAAAGGCTATTGAGAGGAAATCTCTAGAGTGTTTGTTTAAATTTCTTAGATCCCCTAGGTTTACTCAGATAATAAACAACTACGGGAAAGAGGAGGATCAGGAATTATTTCAGGCTGAATTCATTAGAGCTACATGGGACAAACCGGACTTAACATCGGATGAGGTTAATTTGTATGTTAATGTGTGTGTAGATTATATTAATTTGAAGAACATATCTTGTCATATGGAGAAACTTAACAGGATGTTTGATGATGCCGATGAACAGCAGGAATTAACGGTTAGGCTGTCTGAGCTATTAAAGACTAAGAGTGAGGAATATAACCAGTGTGAAAAAAGGCAAGAATCTTTAATTCAAAGACTTGCGGGAGATAGAGCCAAGAGAGTGTCATTAAGGCAAGATAATAACGGTTCCGTCCTAGCTCTGGTTGAGAGCTTTCAGAATCAAGAAGAAAGGGAGTTAATGATAAAGATGGCTGAAATGCAAAAGAAGGCTATTACTGAAGAAGCTGACCATCTTGAATCTATGGCTGAATGGAAGTCTAGAATACTAGGAATATCAAAAAGCGATGTAGTTTAAAATGAGCCATTTATGTAAAGTTTGTGAAGAGGCTTTTAGTTCCGAGAAAGGCCTACATATACATCTAAAAAAACATAAGATGGATTTAGCTACATACTACACAAGCTACTACCCCAGAAATAACCTACTTACTGGGGATCCATTGCCATTCAAGAATCGAGAGGAATATTTCTTTCGAGATTTTTCTACTAGAAGTCAGTTGATAAAATGGTGTATGAGTCGCCCAAAAAACGAAGTTAAGACTTATGCTTTAAGCAAGCTTATTGAAAGGGTAAAGTCTAAAAGCTTATCTTTGGCTCCAAATCACCTAGAACTAAAGATATCTCAACTTCCTGACATCGATGTCTATAAGTATGCATTTGGGAGCTACTCGGAGGCTTGCAAGCAGGCTGGGGTCAAGCCTTTGTTTGGCTCTAAGATCGACCAAGAATTCTTTAACTCGGACTCCCACTTTAAGGACTTGAATATTCTTATTGACACTAGAGAGCAAAAGCCGTTGGTTTTTGAGAAATCAGAAGAATTAAAATTAGACTTTGGCGATTATACTATTGGTGGTGAGGACTATAATTATACATATGTGGATAGAAAAGCTGAGCAGGACTTCAAAGGAACCCTTTCTGGGGGTTTTGAGAGGTTCAAGAGAGAGTTAGACAGAGTTAAGAGATTTGATTCTTATTTATTTATAGTTGTAGAAAGTGATCTTAATAAGATATATAAAAATAATAAATTTATAAAACATAAATCTAATTTAAATTTCATATATCATAACATGAGATTATTAACTCACATGTATTCAGGCCATTGTCAATTTATATTCACTGGTAGTAGGAAAAACTCAGAATCAATAGTTCCCAAATTACTAAAGCTGGGTAAATCTCTATGGGATGTTGATATGCAGTACTATATAGACACTAACAATAAAAAAACAAAATAACTAAGAGTAATTTATTATGGCATGGATTGAGGGAAATCAACAAAGAAAAACAAAAGAGGATATCAATAAAGAGATATTAGCTATCGAGGGCTTTATGGAGGATGATGAAGCTAAGGACTACTTATTTAAATTCTTAAGGGAAAATATAACTTTTACCACGAGTTTGATTGGGGGAGTGGATTTATTTCCTTTTCAACATATGGCGATCAAGGCTATGTTTGAGACCGATTATTTTATGGGAGTTTGGAGTCGAGGAATGTCTAAATCGTTCACAACTGGAGTCTATGCATTTCTGGATGCCATACTGAATCAGGGTGTCGAGATTGGAATTTTAGCTGCATCGTTTAGGCAGTCGAAACAAATTTTTAAAAAAATCGAAGACATTGCTGCGAAGCCGGAGGCTCAAATGTTAGCAAAATGCATTACTAAGAAATCTAAAAGCAATGATGAATGGTTGATGGAGATAGGCAGGAGTAGGATTAGGGCATTACCTTTAGGGGACGGATCTAAACTTCGAGGATTTAGGTTTCACAGGATCATTATTGATGAGTTCTTACTGATGCCTGAACGTATCTATAACGAGGTTATTGTTCCGTTTCTTTCTGTAGTGGAGAATCCAACTCAGCGGGAAAATTTGTATAACTTAGAAACAAAATTAATAGATCAGGGCAAAATGAATGAAGATGAAAGGCATTTATGGCCTAATAATAAATTGATAATGTTGTCCTCGGCTAGCTATAAATTCGAATACATGTACAAGCTGTACAGTCAGTTTAACAGTTTAATCAACAAGCAGACAGATAAAGCTACGAGATGCATTATGCAATTCTCTTACGATTGTGCCCCAGGTCAACTTTACGACCAAAATCTACTAACTCAAGCCAAAGCTACAATGAGTCAGTCTCAGTTTGAAAGAGAGTTTGGTGCATTATTTACAGACGACAGTTCTGGGTATTTTAAAACTTCCAGAATGGCTGTATGTACAATAAAAGACGGAGATGATCCTCACGTGGAAATTAAAGGTCAACCTGAAGATGAATATATATTAGCTTTTGACCCATCTTGGTCTGAGAGTGAAAGTAGTGATGATTTCGCTATGCAGGTATTGAAGTACAACAAATCTAACGGAACTGCAACTTTAGTTCATTCGTATGCCATGCCCGGTACGGCTTTAAGGGATCATATTTTTTATTTCCATTATTTAATTAAGAATTTTAATATTGTTTGTATAGTTGGAGATTATAATGGGGGTGTTCAGTTCATTAGTGCCGTTAACGAAAGCCAGCTCTTCAAATCTTCGAATATAAAATTAAAAACAATTGACGGAGAATTTGATAAGATGGATTCGTATAAGGATGAGCTTAGAGTGGCTAAAGGGCAATATAATAAAAAAGATTATAAGTATTTAATACTCAGGAAGCCTAGCTCAGATTGGATCAGAAGAGCTAACGAGTTACTTCAATCTAATTTCGACCACAAGAGGATATGGTTTGGGTCAAGAGCTCTAGAGGACTCTTATAATAAGCAAAGAGCTAAAAAGATCCCTATAGGCAAGCTGAAGTTTATTAGGCTTGCTGACGATGTAGATAAGCAAAGTGACGGAGCTAAAATGATAGACTTCATAGAGCACCAGTACGACATGATTAACTTAACTAAGAACCAGTGTGCATTAATACAGATAACTACATCTCCTCAGGGAACTCAAACGTTCGGGCTCCCACAGGAATTGAGGAGGCAGTCTGGCCCTGATAAAGCAAGGAAAGACTCGTACTCCGCCTTAATTCTGGGAAGCTGGATGACTAAGATATTTTATGACATGAACAATATTCAGCATCAGCAAATCCAGGGAACATTCTCTCCGATGTTCATAGGTTGAAAAGTTAACTTTAACTTTTATAGACTTTTACTTTAACTTTGTGTAATATAAAGAGTGATGAAGAAAAGAAAATACAATAAGAGCTCTAAGTATTGGGACAAGTTCAATAATCAGGATAGACCAATAGAGGAAATACTCAATAGTATGGGGGCCGACGATTCACTTCCGGCCACTGCTGGAGATAGTTTTTATGTAGGAACATCTCACGCCAGCCAAGGTAGAGCCGCCGCATATAGCGGGAATACAGCTTCAAGGAGAAATTCCGTACATTATTCAGAGAAAAAATATCAGTATAACAATATAGCTCAAGGAATGTTGCCCTATAATTACGGCAAAGGTAATGGGGTGGATGTCAGGGAAGCTATAGAGCTTTGTCAGAAGGCTTATGCTAACATAGCGATATTTAGAAACGCTATAGACATAATGGCTGAATTTTCGAACTCGCCAATCTACCTAGAGGGAGAGAATGATAAGTCTAAGAAATTTGTAGAAAATTGGATGAAGAAAATCGGGATATGGAAATTGAAAGATCAATATTTCAGGGAGTATTATAGATCGGGGAATGTATTCCTTTATAGAATAGATGGAAAATTTTCAACAGATGATTTGTTAAAGTTAAATTATGTATATGCTTCGGAGAGTTTAATGGCTGGAGAAATGCCAGTCAAGTATATTCTGCTCAACCCTTACGATATAGTAGCAGACAGATCTACCTCCTTCAGGGAAGGTTCGTACAAGAAAATTTTGTCTGAATACGAACTGGAAAAACTCAGGGATCCTAAGACAGATGAAGACAGGAAGGTTTTAGAATCTTTAGACAAGGACACTAGGGAGAAAATAGAAACAGGCTCATATACTGCCGAAGGCTTGGATGTCAAGCTCAATCCGAAGAAGTTGGTTTATTCATTTTACAAGAAGCAAGATTACGAGCCATTCGCTATACCTTTTGGTTTTCCTGTACTGGAGGATATAAACTGGAAACTTGAGTTAAAGAAGATTGATCAGGCTATATGTAGGACGGTGGAGAATGTGATTCTTTTGATTACTATGGGGGCGGAGCCTGAAAAAGGGGGGATCAATCCACAGAATTTAAAAGCAATGCAGGAACTATTCAAGAACGAGAGTGTGGGCAGAGCATTAATTGCGGATTATACAACTAAGGCTCAGTTTGTAATTCCAGACCTAAATAAAGTATTAGGTTCGGAGAAATATAAAATCGTTAACGAGGATATCAAAGAAGGGTTGCAGAATGTAATAGTGGGTAGTGAGAAATTTTCTAATACACAAATCAAGGCTGAGATATTCCTGGAAAGATTAAAAGAGTCTAGAAATGCATTTTTGAATGACTTTTTGCAGCCTCAAATTAAGGAGGTCTGCGAGAATATGGGTTTAAAGAATTATCCAGTTGCCAAATTTGAAGAGATAGATATTAAGGATGAAGTTCAGTTTCATAGGGTTATCACCAGATTACTAGAGATAGGAATACTTACTCCAGAGCAAGGAATTAAATCTATGCAGACTGGAATATATCCAGACCCTAAAGATTTACCTAAGGTTCAGGATGAGTATATAAGTCAAAGAGAGAAAGGGTTTTACAATCCTCTTGTAGGAGGAATACCTATGATAGAGGGAGTTCAGTCTCAGAAGGACAGAGCTCTCAAGAAGCAGGAAATGAAGCAGTCTGAGAATGAGCAGAGCCAACCTCAGAATACGGAGAATGTAAATAAGACTCCGAAATCCGCAGGAAGGCCTGGTGGAACTACCAACATTCCAGTTAACGCATCTAAGGGTTATGATAAGAAGTTAATTCAAAAAACAATATATGATATAGAGGAATTACAATTATATGCAGAAGCTAGTTTCATTAAGAATAAAAAAATTGAAAATATCAGCGAGCCCCAGAAGGAGTTAATTGTGAAGCTTTGTGAGTCTGTAGTTTGTGCTAAGGATAGACAACAGTGGAAAAGAACTTTATTGAGCTGCATAAAGAATGTTAATAATATAGAAAAGCTGACAACAATTGATGGCATCGTTGAAATAGGGTCCGAGCATGAACTGAGTGAATATCCTGCTGCAATATTATATCATAGTAAAAAATAAATATTAAGTGTACTTATATGAGTAAATGAATAAACAATTTAAATATACCACAAAATTTTCAGATTTAAGTTTAGCCTCTGAGGATATTAACGACTCTAGGCTCAATATTAGTGAAGCATCTCTAGACTCATTAAAGTCTATGATTCCAGGAGATGTAGACCTAGAAAAAAACCTCGACTTACTTGGGGTTGCATTTAATGCGGCTGTTGTAAATAAATTTAATAAGAACGGAGATGGAATTAGTTCTTCATCTGCAGTAGATATACTAGACCAATTTAAGCATAAGCCTACAAACATTGAGCATAAAAAAGAAAAAGTTGTTGGGCATATTGTGTCTGCATTATTCTCTAGGTTTGAGACAAACGAAATAATGGATACAGAAGAAGCTTTAGCGACGGAAGGGTCGTTTAATATTTCTCTTGCTGCATTAATTTATAAAAGTGTTAATTCGGAATTCGCTAATTTAGTTGAAGAGTCTATGGATCCTGAGAGTCCTTTATACAATAAAGTCTCAGCAAGTTGGGAGATTGGGTTTAATGATTATGTCCTAGCTGTTGGCAATGATGATTTATCTGGATCAGTAATCATTGATGATGAAGAAAAGATCGAAGAATTAAAAAATAATTTAAAAGCTTATGGCGGAACAGGATTACTAGAGGATGGGTCTACAATAAACAGGCTTATTATTGGAGAAATTTTCCCGCTAGGCATAGGGTTCACATCCAATCCAGCTGCTGAAGTAAAGGGAATCACTAGGAGTTCGTCTAAGAACGAAGAGCCTGTAACAGAACAAGACGAGAAATCTTATAATGGTGATAAGGATTATGATTATGGATCCGACAACGAAGTTGAAAATAAAAAAAATAAAAAAAATATTTCACAAATGAATGAATCTGATGTAATTAACAAAAAACGTACTACTATGGAAAACAACGAAATTTTAAACAATCTGGTATCAGCTCTTGAAGATAAAGTGTCTAACAAGAAATTCTCTGAAGAAGCTGTCGCTACCGTATCTAAAATTATTAACGACGCAATCTTGGAAAAGAATACTTCATTCCTTCAAGAAAAAGATAAACTTGAGACCGAGAAGGCTGAGTTGGCAAAAGCTGCAGAAGATAATGCTGCCGAAGTTGCTCAACTGAGAAGCGAGCTTGATTCAGCTGTGTCTAAGGTAAATGATTTAGAACAAACTCAAAGACAACAGGAAGCTGTCGCAACTTTTGACTCTAGGATGTCAGCCGTCGAGGAGATTTACTCCTTGGATGAGGCTAGTCGTAAAGTAGTAGCTCTTGAGCTTAAGGATTTAGCTTTAGAAGATGAAGCTTTTGCAACTTTCCAAGAGAAACTCGAGGTGGTATTAAAACACCAAAATAAACAATTTATTACTCAGCAAGAAGAAGAATTTAATACTAAACTCGCAGAAGCTGTTGAGAAAAGAATTTCAGAACTTAAGAATGTTGATTCCTCCGAGGATCAAGTTTTAGAAGAAGCCTTAGACAATGTCGAGGCAGAAACTGAAGTCATCGCAAATAATAATGCTGACTCATCAAAAGAAGAAGAGTCATTGAGCGAAAGGTTCAAGAAAGCTTTTTCTGAAGACAATTTAACCATAAACTACTAAAAATAAAAGGAATAAAATACCATGGCTATTAGACTATTACCGTTTCGCGACTACAACGAACATGATGTTGTAAATTTGTACAGAAGTGCAGGAAATCTGAGTGACTTTATTGATCTCTCTGATTCCACAAAAAGATCCACTCCCGAAGGGGATGCTGGAGTATTTGTTAAAGTCTCCAATGGAGTCTTAAACTCATCAGCTACCGATTGGGATCCAGTCGATGTAGAGTCTAACCCTGCTAGCTTGCTGGGTAAAACTGATTATCCTCACGTTGGTAGAAATACTTATCCTACGGTAGCCCTTAGTGTTACTGGAGTAAATAGTAATTCAGATCAATGCATTGGAGTTACTCTTAGACAAACTGTTGCTAGAGATGAGTTGGGAGAAAACCTTCTTTACAATCCAATTAAAAAAGATGAACTTTACGGAGTGCTTCCTGGCGAAGCTGTTCCGGTTCTTTCAAGAGGATTAGTAACTTTAACTTCTGATGCTTTTGATGGCACACCAGCGGTTGGTGAAGCTCTTGTTCCTTCCACTTTAGGAAAGGCTTCAGGAATTGCTTACGGATTGCTAAGTGCTAGCGATAATAATATCGGAACAGTTCTAGCTGAAGGCTTTAGAGATGATTACACTAACTCCGCTGGCGGAACCAATGTTTTTGGAAAACAAGGTCTTCAAAGCGGAAACTATTACGTAGTAAAACTTAACTGTGCATAATTTAATAAAAAAGAGAAATATTTAAAATGAAAATTACATTAAAGAGAACCGAAGAACAAGTAGAACTTGTAAAAGCCATGGCATCAAAGGACAGAAATGTCGCTTATGAAGCTCAAATGGCTCTAGCTCAATTCATTGGGCCTGTGCTTGCTAAAGTTATTAACCAAGCTCCGACATTAAGCAATTTGTTTTCAAATTTTGCTTTTAGTGCGGACGAAAGCCCAAGCATTCCAATGGACTTGTATTACGACATTACTGATGAAGATTATGTAACTGTTTGGAGTCAAGCGGTCCCAGGAGGCTTGCCAACTAACACAGTAACTCCTATTGGTGGAGAAATGAAATTTACAACCTATCGCCTTGATAGTGCTGTGGATTTTGATAAGCGATATGCCCAACGGTCTCGCATGGATGTTGTTAGTAAATCGTTCACTCGAATTGCTCAAGAAATTTTACTTAAGCAGGAAAGAAACTCTGCAGCTCTTATTTTAGGTGCCCTTGCAGAAGCGGAAACTAAAGGAGTAAGTCATACAATTAACTCTACTGGAGTTGGCGGTCTTACAGATGCTACGACCCCTAGTTCGTCAAGGCTTATTCTTGACGACTTTAATCGTCTTTTAACCCTAGGCAAGCGTATCAATACTGCTTGGACTGGCGGAACAGCTGAAGGCGGAACTGGAGGTCGAGGAGTAACTGATCTTATTGTTTCTCCCGAAGTAGTTCAAGGTCTTCGAGAAATGTCTTATAATCCAATCAACACTAGAACTATTGGTGGTGGTAATGACATTGCTGCAACTGACAGTATGCGTGAATCTATTTATAATAATGCTGGAATTCCCGAGTTTTACGGAATTAACATTATGGAACTTCAAGAAATGGGTAAAGGCCAACGGTTTAATAAATTGTTTCAGGCTTCAGATGTTAGTACGACAAGAGTGAAAGGGAAAGCTGCAGCTACAGGTGCTTTTGCTGATGCTAATCATGAGCTTGTTATTGGTTTAGATAAAAGGGTTGATTCTCTGCTTCGAGCAGTAGCATCGGATTCAGAAACTGGTTCCGAATTCTCTCTTATCGCTGATGATCAATACAGCGTTCGTCAATCCAAGATTGGTTACTTCGGTTCAATCGAAGAGGGTCGTATGATTTTAGACAATAGAGCCCTTTTCGGACTAATTTGTTAAGTGTAGATTTCCTTAACCAGAGATCTTTATCAAAAAATCCACCTTCTGGTGGATTTTTTGTTTATATAAGTTATTATATGTGTACTAAACTTTAAATACAGATACATTATGACCACAAGAAAAAAAACAACAAAAAAAGCTATCAAGAAAACACCTAAAGAATATGCTGACGGAAAAGAAGATCGAAAAGCTAGAGCTAAAACTGTAGAAGAGCTAATGAAGGTGAATACTCGGGATCCATTTAGGACAGCTACTGGAGAAGATTTTGAAGATGCAGTAACCGGAATGAACCTATCTCAACTTCAGGAGATCGCTGTACAGGCTGGAGTTTTTCCGTCTGGAACAAAAGCAACATTAAAAAACAAGCTTCTCAAGGAGTATCAAAATAAAACACAAGGAGTATATGGAGCCAGTTCTTCATCGAAGCCCGCTGTTGATCCAAAATCGAAAAGAGCGGCAGACATTATAAAATTACTGAATGAGTAATGAATCAATTAGGAGAGCTAGCTTACAACATATGGGATATTGAGTTTGGGGATCATTCCTCAGCTTTAGAGCGAGAAAGAAATGCCCTCCTAATTTCTGGATATCTTGATGTAAATTTAGGACAGTTAAATGTTCTTGTTAATACAGATTTTTGTCTGGATGTAGAAAAAGATAAAGTCTCTCCAGTTTTAGGTAAGGAGGAAAAGGCTATACTTACTCAACTATATTTAAAGGACTATCTTCAAAAGCAGTCCAGAAATGTATTAAGGAACGCCACTAGCGAGTCTTCAACCTCAACTCAATCTTCTGTTGGTGAATGGATAGAGCTTCGAGAAGGAGACACTACCATAAAAAGATCTATAGTTAGTGCTTCTACTCGAAATACTTCCGCAAAACTGTTGTCAGACTCCTCCAAGGAGGCTTCTAAGCTTTTAGAGAAATTAATACATTCTTACAACATGTACGGAGCAAGCCCGCTTCAAGTCGCTGGTGATGATGCAAATATACAAATGACAGAAAGCGAGGTTCTTGATTTATTAATGATGGAGGAGAGTAAGAATGCTAAGAGGATAAATCAATTAGAATTCAAGCTGAATGCTACCGATGCTGAAATTAGTAATGTTAAATCTCAAATCAAAAGTCAGAAGATATCGGGATTTGCGAAGACTTTCATACTTCCTGCGGGCTCTGATGAGATATTTATTAACTGGTCTAGCGATTATAGCCCAACCACTCCACCCACAGTATTAATAGCTATGAGAAGTAGAAGCGATCAGGACCCAATTATTGCTCACAGAATAGAAGGAGCTCCTTCTGTGTACGGTGTGAATGTAGTGTTTTCTTCAAAGATTCCAAACATGAATTACTCTTTAGAGGTTTGTGCTTTTATAATATAATTGCATTTTATTTATCTAAGTTATTTTCGTTTTTTGTCAATTGAGCAAATATACTTTCTTGAGCTTCGCTATCTTCGTAATACCATCTGTACATAATATCACTCTTAGCTTTACTTATTTTACTCTCGAGTATTAGTATCTCCCCTTCAATAACCTCCAGAAGCTCTGAGTTGATTCCATCAATCTCGATATCAAGCTCAAGAGCTACTTTTAAGATAGCATTAAGGTCCCCAGAGCTCTTTCCCTCGCTGGCCTCATGGTATAGGTCAGATCGACTTCTAGACTCCTCCTCGGTTAACTCTAGAGTTTTATCTGGATGAGTTTTTTTGACTATCTCTCTATATAAATCTTTAATTTGTTCATTATCTATGGAATCTTTCTTTGTCGGGTCTCGTGATGCATTTTCAAATGGGTGCATTATGTTTTTGCTTGAGCAATATTTAAGCATTTCGGAAATGAACACCTCCTTGGCATGTTTGAATACTTCAGAAACTTCTTCGTTCTCCATATTCAAATAACTAATCTTGTGTTTTAATTTCTTAAACTTTCTCGAAAGCATTTCCTGTTGAGGTTCTGGAAGAGCTTTAGATATCTTGTTGTTAAGTTTTTTAGGCTTTTTCATATGTGTATGTACACAAAAAAGACGGCCCAAAAGGGCCGTCTAGGTTAAGGGTTTTAAGCTTGATTACAGAGAAGCTAAGACTTCTAACTTGTAATTATTGTTAGGAATATCATCAGAGAACTGAAATGTAGCTTCTGAAGTAGAAACCGCACTAAGTTGAACTCCAATAATTGGATCACTTGCTCCACCTACCATTGTAGCAACAACTTTAGGGCTCGCAGAGAACGTTCTTCCAAACGATACAGTTTTACTTGTATCATTAGCAGTAAGATCTGCAGAAACCGCAACAACATCGTTGTCGCCGATCAGTTCACTCAAGCTTGAGATATCAGATACTTCTTTAGCTTGTAAGCTAGAGATTTCACCATCAACGACTCCAGCCTCAAGGCTAGATGCACTTGTTAATGTTGCGATATCAGACAC